TAAATGGGTACAGAACTAATCGCATCCGTACCTGTAGCTGTCTCGCTGACAGAAACTCCAACACCATTTGACCCCGTTATAGCGTCTGTTCCCGTTGCACTTTCAGTAACCGGAGAACTTAATGTAAGTAATGAATCAACGGCATCCGATCCTGTAGCCGTTTCACTGACCGAGGGAGCTACATTTAATGCAGAAACAACCGCGTCTGTGCCGGTAGAGGTTTCGTCTACGGAGCTAGTGAAGGCGGTAAAACCACCCCACCCTTGTTCGCCCCATAAGCCGTCACCCCACCCAGCCATATTAAGCCGCCAAGCTGAATGTGTAAGTCACAGACAAAGTATCGCTGTTCACCACAGAACGGTCGCCGGGTGAGCCAAAGTCAGCAGCAGAGAACAGTGTTCCTGTTGTGCCGCCCTTAGTGTTTTCGCTTGTTAAAAACGCTCCGCCCACAGTCGCTGTGCCGTTGATGTTAAACACAGCAGGAGAAGCTGAGTTAGTTACCACGGATGGATTAGCGGTTGTAGCTGTTACAAAAGTAGCAGTCACGCGGTTAGCGTTGCTGTATGCAGTAACTTCTGTCCAACCAGCATGGGAAGCCATTGTGTCGCCAGCCGCAGGTGTATTAGAAGCACCAGCGCCGTACAAGCCCAAGTACCAAGTGGTAATCTGGCTCACTGAAGTCAAAGCACTGCCAGCCATATACTGGAGGCCAACGTTGACTACAAGATTCTTAGACTGTGCTTCCCACTTCAAGTTGCCGTCTTTGTCATGGCACTCAACGCGGTAAACGCCGGTCGCTTGTGCAGCTTCACCGGCTTTGGTGTTACAAGTCAGACCACTAGAAACTACGTCAGTGGCTTTGGTTTTTTCAATAGTCATGATGACTCCTTTAATTAATTCGTATAAGCGCGTTATCCGCATTGTTAGGCGGGAATTGAATTTGAAATTGCTGGTTTACTGTGGTTTGATCTACCCCAAAGTTCAGCACCCCTATTGATTTATTACTTTTAGAGAAATTATAAAGTAGTGCCCCCCGTGTTGTAAAGGATGAACCATTCCACGTTGGATTGCTAAAAGACACATACGCAACGTTTCCCGTCAGGGTTACCGTAACCCCTGTAAGAATCTCTCCGCCTGCTGTATAGGCCGTTCCAGATGTTTCATTGGAGGTGGTGTATACAGTGGTGGTTTCATCTAGCGAAGCAGCAGACGTATACAACGCAATTTTTATTGTATCCACACTAAAATCATGCACAGCCAGCAAAAGCTGTTGTTTAAAACTGTTGGTCAATCCTGCTGTGATCATTGATTACCTCACTGGCAAGCGAACTTGACCATCCTGATAAGCATCGCCACGTTGTTTGGCATCGCCCAAATTCTTCAACAACCCTAACGCTTCTTTGTATTTTCCGTCGTACAACGCCATCATGTCGGCCTCACCCTTCATGTAGGTGTACGCCTCAACCAGCGAGCCATACAAAAGCACCGTATCAAAGTTGTCGCCAAGCCATGAAGTACCCGCTGTAACAATAGACTCAGGGTAATAATAATAGTGCAGTTCCATTCCATAGGCAGCATTAGGAGTTGGCCCTACTATGAACACTAGCTCGTTGTCATTGCCACTATTAGGCCCAAAAATAGCATAGTGTTTTGGTTTAGCCCGTTGCAAAGGGTTTGGATATGCTTCTCGAATAAAGTTAACGTCTCGATTAAGCAAATAAGTGTAATCGCCCTGAAACGTTAAAGTGCCAGATACAGTTGCCGTATTAGCAATTGTGAGCGTAACTGTAGTTCCTACAATCGTAGAAACCACCGCACCCACTGCAATCCCTGTCCCAGAAACATACATTCCCGCCACAATATCCGTGGCACTGGACACTACAACGGTAAAAGCTGCCGCCGTTCCTGTTGCAGTTGGTGTTGCTACAGCGTACACGGCTAAAGAATAAGTAGAAAGAAAATCTGATGGACAATCTACATACTTGTTGCCCGGGGTCATAAATCCTGTTACGTTTTGGCGCAGATTAGCAACTTGAACACTGTTGTTGATTCGTTGTTCTGCTTGTTTTACAAAAACAGGAATCTGCGCTACAAAAGATGTATCGGTATTTTCGGTATACGCTTGGATAGACGCGCTTAATTCAGAATAGTTCATGTGATGCTCGTCGTAACTGTTCCAAGCATAGCGCCTGCTACTAAATTTCTTGCAGGAGGCATGGGCCGCATGCCAATACTTGCAAAAGAAGTATCTCCCGTGTTCCCTACATAAACGTTAACGCCTAGTCGCCCCTCGGGACGCGGCTCCAACAACGCCTGAGGCTCGTTTAACGTGCGCTTGGGCTCAAGCTGCGGATGTTTAGGCTCATAGCACTCATCGCAGACCTTAAACCCTGTCCACTCTTTTTTAAGCTGATTTAGCTTGAACTGCTGACCACACTGATCACACAGAGCAAGACCAAATTTGCCAGAAGTGTAACCAGCCATCAGTAACTCTCCGTGTACGTAGGTACTGCAAAATAACTAGACCGTTCTCTGTCCTCTGCCGCTGCCCGAGCAAACTCTTCCTCATAAAACTGCTTGAGCATAGCAATACGATCTGGCGCTTTTTTAACAGCCAAATAGTATGCCAAACCTGCAGTCAAACAAGGCAGAAAGCGGAAAGAAATGTCCGCTGTATTGGTAACTGCACCGGTTTCTTGTATACGGCGAATGCCATAGTAGCGAAAGATGTACTGCTGCGTTGCATCGGGCGCGGGATACAGAAACAGCTTTGCCGGCACCGTGCGCTGCACATAAAACTGTGCAGGACGAGAAGGAGTGTATTTATTTGGTGTGTGCAAATACTCTGCACTGCCAATCCGATCAATCGTAATATCTTGTTGATCAGATTGACCAGAATTAGTACGTATTACCGCAGACAACACATCTACTGTGTCATCCGGCAACGTGTACTCAAACGTATTAGCAACTAAGACCACCTGCCGCTGCTCAATCGTATACAGATTTAATCCGCGATTAGCCCACTCAGCAAACATCAAGTTCAATGAGCGACGTGCAGTTAAAACGTCATACCCATCCCGAACCTGCAAGCCGCAGCGTTCATACGCTTCGGTGATGATCTCATCGAAGTCCGGGTTGTAGGAAGAGACGCCAGAGGTAGTCATTTTTTAATAGATAGTTGCTTTTTGAGCACGGGCTGCACCTACGCCACGCACTGAAACAGTATCACCTGTCACTGATTTCTTAACAGGTTGGCTCATGGTCTTGCCTTGTGGGCCCGCCATGTCAGCACCGCCAGAAGCAGCGCTCTTTTTCATCATGCCACCACTGGCCATCATTTTAGATTTCATCATGCCACCACTGGACATCATTTTAGATTTCATCATCTTTTTTCTCCTGATAGAGGTTGTTAAAAGTTTCTTCCGCATCCATGTACGAGTCATCTTGCTCTGCACAATGAATCCATTGGTTAGGCCTGAAATCAGGCGCTCCCTGTCCTGTAACCCAATACGCTGGACTCGTTACACGGACCCTGTTGTTAGGCAGCGCCACAATATTTCCAGTCCACTTGCCCGCATCAGTCAGTATCAACACATGACTCTGTTTGTGCTGCGATGGATCCTCAGATACGTCGCTTTCTGCATAGTCTACCGTGAACAAGTACCTACCGGTAAAAAATTCATTGTTAATTTTGCACAACCAAGGAGAAGGCTTTGCCCGCTCCAAACTGATGATGGAGTGATTGTATGAATTGCAGTCCCAAGGCTGCGATAAGTGATTCAACATACGTTCTGGCCATACCTCTAAAGGAATGTCTCCAACTAAAGCCGCAAGGGGCATCCGTGCCCACATTGCCCCACCATGCACATTTTCCTGACTACCATCATCTGCCTCACATCCCGTGAAAATAACTTGAAAACTCAAGCTCCTATCAGGGATGGTTGTTACCGCTACAGCCAACGCATGAAGGTACTCACCTTGATACTTCTGATGGCCATTTGTAAATTCTTTTCTTACCCAACATTTAAAATACGGAATGTTGCTCGTTAAATACATTATTTTCCTGCCCGAATAAGCTGATCAATCTTCTCTTCAAGCCGATTAAATCTTTGATCAATGTGATCGGTAATTCTCTGCACCTCTGCATTGGTTGTGTAGTCACGAGCAATTTCTTCACGAGTCTTATTCAACAAAATGTCAATTCGTTTTAGTTCGTCAAATTTCTCGCGAATAAAAAACCACAATCCGCCAAATGCAGCGGAAAGGATTGCTAACCAAATTGTGTTGCCGTCCATTTAACACTTCCATCTTGCCAAGGCTGCCGCCTTGCGTGTAGGTCTGCCTTTTTCGTCCTTCATAGGACCGGGCATCCCGGACATACGAGCACAAAAAGAATCTTTTCGTGGACCACCTTTAGGCTGAGGAGCTTTTAAATTACTGCCTGTAGCAGCATTGTATTTAGCCCGGCCTTTGGCAGTCAGGCCCGCACCCTTAGAGATCGGAAGCTTCTCGCCCCGACCAACTGAGAGCGAAGGACCCTTTTTAGCCATAATAAATGTTAGCGACAGTTATGTTGTCCATGTACGCATAGACACCTTTAAGAGCCAACACTCCGTCTTCTGGAATTTCAGGCGCATTGTTAAAGATATCCGTTGCCGAGGATTCATATGTCAAAAGCCACGAACCGCCGCCGCTGACATACACCGCTGCAGGGCTACCCGTGATAGACCCAGTGTTAATGTCAGTAAGCGTGAAGTTGTTTGCATCAACTCGGGTAATGACGTAGTTGCCATCTGTTGCAGAAGGAGACGCTTCAAAGTGAATTCCAACAACATCCCCAGTGACAAGCCCGTGAGCCGTCTTGCTTACTGTTACAAGTGTTCCCGTGCGCCCGTACGTGACGCCCGAGGTTACAGGGGCAGTGGCAGTATCAAACATTGCCAATGTTCCCGCTGAGGCCGTTCCTACATAGGACAAAGCTCTTACGCGGTT